AAACGTAAAGTTCATAGATGGAGCACGGCTAGCAGCCGGGGAACGACCCATCATTTGAGCAAGATCACGGTTAGTGTCAATCCGACCAGTTGCACCCGGCACAAACAACTCAGGACCGCGCTCACCGACCAAGTAAGGGCGATTTCCTCTTACTGGGCCGCCGTTTGCCTTGGGTGTAAAAATACCTGCCCCAACGGCGTCAAAACTACTTGCTGACGCACCCGTGGTAAATCCTTCCCCTAAAGGAGCTGACTCGAAGCCACCGCCACCACCAACAATCCCCAGGGCCTTCATGATCGTGCCCAAAATGATCATCGTCGTCTGCTTGGCAATAATCTGCGCAGCCATTTGTATAAAGCTCTGACCGATCGACTGCATCATCCCCGCCAAAGCCTCTCTCGCGGTAGCTGATCCAGTGACCACATCAGCAAACGCCTTGCCAAAGGCATCGCCAATCATGTTCGCAGAATTTACCGCAATATTGCCTAAATTAGTGAGCTTCTCAAGCTCGTCTTGCGCGTTTTTAAATCCTCTTGCAATAATGTCGCCGGGCGTATCCTTCTTTTCTTCAAGCGACTTCGCTCCGGTGATTGCTTTTTCTTTGCGCTCAGGAATCGCGCCCCTTGCTTCTTGCAGCAAGCGGAGCTGCTCTTTTAGTTCTTTGGTAATCTCTTTTTCTGGATCAAGCTTCGCAATAGTCGCTTGTAAGTCAAGAATTTTTACATCAAGTTTCTCTTTTTCGAGCGAGGCAATAGTCTCAATATTGGCGATCTCTTTCGCCAGGCTCTCGCTCATGCCTTGGGACATAAGCTCTTGAATCCTGGCCCTCTCGGCGATTTGAGTATTAAAGTTAAGCATCAGATCGTTTAAAGGCTGCTGAGCATCTTTCAGGGATTGGGCGAATTCCTTACCGATTGCGTCTAATGCTGCCTCCTCGGCGAGCCTCCTGGAAGCGAGCCTTACTTCTTCAATGTCAGCTCTGATGTCGTCGTATGACTTTCCAGACTGCTTCTCAAGCCTGACAATCTTGGCAATATTGTCTGCGGCCACATCGTCCGCCTTGCGCAGTGCGTCTGCATAACGCCTTGAAATTGCTTCTATAGCTGTGTCTCCTACGCCTGCAATTTTCGACCGCAAATCTTCTAAAGTTCGGCCAAGCTGAACGCCGAACTTGTCGGCATTAGCCATTGCAGTGGCGATTTTGTTTGCAGCGCTGTCTCCACCGCCTTCACCGTCTTCAAATTTTGTGAGGTTAGAAGGCAGCAGGGAACGGTCTATAGGAGCACCTTGGGTGGCGTCGTATGCAGCCAGGCTCCTTCTTCCTTCAAGCTGTTTTATATCTTTTTCTAGCTCTTCATACTGCGTAATGGCGGCTATAGACCTGGCTCCCATCACTTCAATTCGGCCCTCTTGCTTGGCTTTGTTCCTCCTTGCTCTTGCAGGCAAGGCAATTTTTTCTAACTTTGCTCTTTCCGAATAAAGCTTACTTAGTTCAGCGTCAACTTCTGATACGGTTCCTTCTCTAATAAGATTGTTGAGCCTTTTTTGCTCTTTCGCTGCATTAAAAAGCTTTACAGCCAGAAGAGCGGCTCCGGCGGCCAATGCAGTGTAAGGATTAAGCAATGCGGCGCCGTTTAAGCCGACAAGCGCCTTCCCTGCGGCTATTGCGTTCACCTTCAAAGTAAAAATTGCTGCTCCCAGCGAACCAATGCTCGCAACTATTGCAGCAATCTTTCCCACGGCGAATACACCAAGAGCCGCAGTCATTGCAACAACTACAGTATCTATATTTTTCGCAACCAACAAGAAAAATTCTCCAATCTTCGGCAGCACCTCCAACAAGGTTGGAGTGATCTCTCTAATAAACTCAGCAAACGCTTCTTGGAACTCAGCTCCAATTGGCTGCAATGCCTCGCCGACAATGATCTTCATATCATTAAAAGCAATCTGCAGCCTTGCGCCAGCATCTTGACTTGAGTCAGCAATTTTCTTACCCACTCCATCAAAATCAACGCCTAGCTGGACAATGAAATTCATCAACTCGTTTAAGCCGACCTCTCCTTTCTTCAGGGCATCCTGCAACTCCGTCAAGGACATCTTGTTTGCCATAGCAAACCGAGTCACCGCACCGGCCAAACGTTCGCCCAACTGACCAGAAAGCTCCTCAGCGCTGACCTTGCCCTTAGAAAACACCTGCACCATCGCAGTAATCGCGCCATCTATGTCTTGCGCAGATCCGCCAGTGCCCTTAATGGCTGCAGTTACGTTTCTAAAAACGAGCGCTGCATCGTTTACGGAGCCGCCTGCACCTTTGACTGCAGCCGTGAGGCGAGTCATACTTCTTGTCGCGACCTCCTGCGGAACATTCAAGTCATCAGTCACTTCGCGAGCGAAAGCAATAGCTCTGTTGTATTCAGCAGTCGAGCCGGCAGCCTCTCGCAGAGCAATTTGCAACTTTTGAATGCTTGCCGCGTAGTCAGCAAATTCACCAATTTGCTTGCGCAGCATTCCAAGCTGAGCACCCGCAGCGCCAGCGACAATTGCACCTTCAGTTCCGCCAGCAATGCCACCAAGTGCTGCGAAGGCAGCGCCTTCTGGCCCACCAAAAACACCAGCACCAGCAACGGTTCCAGCAATTTGCGCCGCACCACGTAATCCACCCCGCCCCCCAGAGGCCCTACGCCCCTCAACTTTTGCTAATTTCTTGTCTAGCTTTTCAATCTCAACAGTTAGTCTTCTAAACTCATCACCCGTTATATCGGCTGAGTTTCTCAGTGCATCAAAAGCCTGCCTTTGGGCTTTTATATTATTAATGCTATTGCCAGAAGCGTTAGAGAGTTTGACAATCTCTTTTGCTGCCTCGCCGATCTTTGCGTCAACCTCTTTCGACGCCGTAGAAATTCTATTAAGAGCACCTTTTAGTTGGTTGAGGCTAGCAATGTTGCTAACCTTCGCAACAATGTCTAAAGTTGTTTGGTTTTTTGCCATTATTTCCTCTGCTTATTCAATTCTGATAGCGCCGCTGCCTCCATCACTTGGATTTCCTCAAGCAGCTCGCGTGGATTATCTACATCATACAAGGACATCAAGCCACCCGCACCAAGCAAAACCTCATACTTAAGGCCAACATATCCGCCCATGGTTACGCTCCACTGAGTCTGCAGCCGCAGAAACATCATTACAGCCTCCCAGTTTTCTTCCCAAACTTCAAAATGCTCTTCCTCTACTGCCCTCTTAGGCGCTTTTGGCTTGAGGCCGAAAGCCGCAGCGTCTAAAGCGCTATTGTCTAAAATTTTCTTGCCGCCATTTACCCAGTATTTGGCAGCGCCTTCTAGTTTCCCGACTTAGCCCCCTCAATGGTTTCGGTATAGGCAGCAAGAACGCCACGAATCCAGTAGGAATCATCGGAGAATTCCTTCAAGGCAGCCTGGCTGAATGGGATGGCTTTGTTGTTCTCGTCGAGAATGTCTTCCCATCCCACCAGAATGGCCTGGAGCATGTCAAACTCACCACGATCAGCAAGCTTTTCAAACTTAGATCGAGATACGCGCTTGAATACAGCAACAAACTCAGAGGACTCAAACACGCCACCGTCAGATGGCTCTTGGACCTTTACTGGCCATTTAAAAGTCTGAACCTTTTTCTTAATAAACGCCATGCGCGAAGCTTGATTCCTGCAAACTATACAGCAATAAAAAAGGGACTGCAACGCAGCCCCCCGCAGTCCCTTCCTCGGATCAAGTATAGATCAGGCTGAACTCGTCGTTGCCAGCAGTTGATGGAATCGCAGTATAAGGAATGTTAAGCATCGCGATGCCGTCCTGATCGCTGTAAGAGACATCGCCGATATCGATCCGGGTGGAAGAGAAGTCAACAATGTTGCCAGCAGTCGTGCCATGCTGGAATGTCAGGTTGCCCAGGGTGCTATCCGTGAGCGCAGCGCTGAAGTAATCCTTCGTTGCGATCGTCACGGCCTCAAGCACCACAGTGCCGTTAGAGGCGCGGTCAGTCATCAGCACCTCTTTGGTGCAGTTGATCAGCTCGCGATATACCACAGTGTTGCCTACGTCAAACGTCACAGACTGCAAGCAGCCGGCATAAGACAGCAACTGGAACGTATCAGTGTTGCCGTTCTTGAACACCAAAGGCGTAGCCTGGTTTGCGTAGGTCACGCTAGGTAGCGCTGAATCGTCAGGCGCGTTGTAAATGCCAGTAAAGGTGAAGTCAATCGTTGGGATCTCACCAACATTGGCATTAAGCGTGAAAGTGCCGCGGCAGCCAGTCACCTTATGGCGCACACCATCAATGTTGTAATGGATGGTGACAGATCCAAACGATGAGCTGACCGGCGCGTAGGTCACGCTGGTGCCAGCAGCAACAGTTTCACTCAGGCCGCACGCTTGAAGAGCTTTGCCGTACTGAGGAGCAGTGCCAGCAGCGCCTGAACCAGCAAGCTCAACGCTGAAAGTACACTCGACGCGAGTGTTGGCGAGAAGCTGCTCTGATGCGCCCAGGTAAGGACGGATCAGGTCACGGCTAACGACATCACTCTGCTGAGGAGTGATTTCCAGTTCCCTCACCAAAACCGCGTCCGCTCCATCGGGAGTCGGATCCGTTCCGTAGCTCGATTCCGTCTCGATCAGAATCAGTCGTTTGCGGAGAAGGAGTGCCATCTTTTTCCTGGGTGTCGGCGGGAAGTGTGCGCTGAATCAGAGTGCGTTTACCGGTTTCTGGATCGAGAAGATACGACCCACCTTGACCGCTGTACTCATCAACCATAATAATCTGCAACGCTGCTTAAACCTTAGCTAGAGCTAAGGTCTGAGACGGAAGTGCGATAAAGAATACTGTATTCATTGCTGTAAACACCTGCAGGTTTATCTGCGTCCAAATATTCGAAGTTGGTCAAGACTGGCTGAATGTCGATTGCTAAGCCGCCAACAGTCAAATCAGCCATCAGCAAGGAGTGCATTGATTCAATAACAGGGTCAGCGTCAGTGTCTGGCGACGAAGACCTGACAACAACTACAACCCGAACTCTTAGCGTATGATCAAGCTTGGGCAGCGAGGTGATCTGCTGAACAGTATTTGTTACTGGTTCAATAATGATTGCAGGAGATTCAGCCCTGGCTACCGCCGTTGCTCTTGATCTATACACCCTGTTGCTGACGCCCGCAGTGTCCGCCAGCGTTGTGGCGACCTGGGCTAAAATCTGCTCGCGCTTAGTAGTCATTAGTTACACATTACAGACCCAGTAAAGCTTTCGCCAGAGCCGATGCTAGTAGCCTTTGCTCTAACATACAGCAGGGGCACGTTTGAGTAAGAATGATAATCAACGCCAGACTCGTTATGAGAATGAACCTCTAAATCAAACCAATCAGTTCCGTTCAAGGATCCTTGGTGGACTACCGTTACGTTACTGCCAACGATCTTATCGACAAACGTAAAATTAGTTGCGTTTACCTTTAAGGCAAGTGTCTCTCCATCGGCGGTCAACGTGTCCCACTCGTATATATTTTTTTCGTTGTTGGAGTAATACCCAATGATCGCCGTCATAATCAGACCTTTTGAAGCATGATTTCACATAAAGCGCCGTCGTCCACAAGCGCAGTATTCCTCACAGTGTAATTGACTCCATCGACCGTAATGGCGTCCC